CCCTTATCGACTCTTCGGGGATACGCGCTCCAGAATTCATCAAAGTCTGTCGTGTATTTTGATTCTTTTTTCTTCGTTTCAGGAGGAGCAGGAGGCGCATCGTCTTCCGAGCCTTCTTCATCGGAGACAATCTGCGGAGTGTCCACAGGAATTTCCGCAGACACATCTGCGGAAATTTCATCATCGGTCGGGGATCCGCCGTTCATCGCCATCTTTCGTCTGCTTTCCTTCTTTCTCGCGTTATCGCTTTCTCTTCGAGCCTTGGCTTTATACCACTGCTCTTGCCATTCTTCCCAGTCGTGCAAGTAGAGTCCGTCCGGAGTTTCGTCGATCCACTTGGTTTCTATCAGGGCATCTACGATTTGGTTTGTCGGAATCTTGCATCCAGAGCTTCCAAAACACTCCTCCACGTCCTCTCTGTCCGCGCTGAGAATATGACCGTTCTTTTCCGCGTTTTCGAGCCCCCAAAGCCACAGATAGACGAGTATGCCTGTTGCTTCGAATTTGGAGCATCTCAATTTCTTGCGAAGATCTCGTAACTTCGGTCCATCCACGCAAGCGTGTACGCTTATCCAAGCCATATCTTCACCCGCCTATCTTTCTTGGTTTTGGGACACGACCAAAGGTTATTCGGCAGAGGTGTCATTTGCAGTAGCGTTGAGCGTCTGCGCTCTCTCCTCTGCAAGTTTTTTGACTCTCTCTACGATTCTGTTGAAGACAGATACAAGCATACCCTCCGTAGATGTGAGTCCCTCCTCGCTCAATACCTGCTTGACGATGGCATTCGCTTCATCCGCGAAGAGCTGCTTCGCAACACGGAACAATTCCTGTCTCTGCTCATTGGTGACTACGGGCTCCTGCTTTGCAGCCACGACCTCTCCAGTCTCTTCGACCACGACATAATCAGCAGGGATCGCGCCCGAAGCCTGAATCTCGTCAACGGTGTAGATGCCCTCGTACTCGTTCGGGAACGCGGCTCTAAACGCCTGAGATTTTGCGACCTTCTGAATCATAGTTGCAGGCTTGGAACGCCAGTTGCTCTGCCCCGAGCTGTACTCTTCGAGGGAAACCTCAACGAAAGTCTCCTCAATGTTTCCGGGCGAGCGTTCTCTGCGTACCCTGCACCATCCGCCGATCAGTTCCTCACCGAGAGCCTTGTAAACACAAGACCCCTCCTTCTGAACAACTGACATCTCTCCGTTCTGAGACTTTCTCAGAACCGTGATTCCCGACTTGTATCCTCTGTATTCAGGGAAGTGGTCGGCTCTACGAATATAAGCGTGGCATCCTACCACAAACTGAGCAGGTGCTTTGTCGTCGTACTTAATCAGGTAAACCTCGCCGTTTTCGAGCGGATCGAGCTGTTTTGCCTGACAGGTACGAAGGAACATCGCCACCTCTTGGTCGGTAACTTTTCCGTTACCTCTCGTCAACGTGTTCTTGACGGTGTTGGCGTCGAGCTTCACCATAAGACCCGAAAGACTCTTGAACTCTACTGCCATCAATTCGTTTGACATTTCTTTGCCTCCTGTAATTTATTTAAGAACGCACGCTAATCGTGACGGATTCTTCGAATGTGATACCGGGAATTTCGATCTTGCCCTTCGTCGCCTTGATGAGAGCGAGAACCGCTTTTTCATCGACAGGTCTGATGACCGCTCCGCAGAGGGAAACGGGAACCTTCGATTCGTCGATACCCGTGATCTTCCACGTCTTCGAGGTCGATACACCATCTGCCTTCGGTTTCTGCGTGGGTATGGAGCCTGCTTCTGCGATGCCCTGCATAACCTCTGCTTCCGCCATTGCGAACTCGACACCCATTGTATCTCCGTTCGTTTCTGCGGTCGCCGCTTCTTCGAGCTTACGGTCGATCTCTGCCTGAGCGAGCCTTCTCATCGCCTCTTCCTGTTCCTTGCGCTTGCGCTCCTGTTCGAGCACAAACTCGGTCATCTTACCTTTCAGGATCTTTTCCGCGGCTTCGAGGGGATCGAGCATCGCCTTCTTTTTGGCGAGCACATCGTCGTAAGTCTTCTTGGCTGCCACGCGGAGCGGATCCCAATACTCTTTGACCTGTTTCTGCATTGCTTTCACGGTCTTGGTAAGGTCTCCCGCCGCCGCGTAGTCCGCTTCGGACGCTACGACTACTGCGGATGCCTGAGTTTCGATCAGGCTTACTTCTTTGCCGAGCTGTTCGTTCTCGGCTGTGTCAAGGACAAGGGCTTCGCTTTTTACTGCTACTGCTTCGTTCATACTGACACTCCTTTCAAAAAAATTTATTTGTAACGACCGATATAGTCGTGTACGCACTTCAATGAACCGAGCACTCTCCACGCCTCTGCATCTTGCAGTTGGTAGTGGTCGTGTATTTTCTTTCCTCGGTCTCTCGTGAGATGCAAGATCTGTTTCTTGCCGATACGGAGTCCGTGAGATGCGAGTGCCTGCGAATACGCTTCGAGCTGTACTCGGCAGGTCATATCGTAAACGGTATATGTGGTCTTGATGTCGGTCAGGGTGAGGATTCCATCCTCGATAACCAAGAGGTCGAGCGTCCCTCCGTACATCAATAACTTGTGGTAACAACGTAGCTCCGAGGCTACCGGTATGGGTTTCTTCTCGTTCCACCATTCAAGGAATCCATCGAAATACGGCTGATGTTCGGGCGGAACATCCTCGATGCCGAACTTGATGTAGTTCTCGATGGCGTTGTGTACCGACGTTCCCTTATCTGCCGCTCTGTTGAGGGTGGCTTCGCTGATTCCGTTATACTTAGCGGCTATCAGTGGCTCCATCAAGGTCGAAACGCTCGGTATGATGACACCGTTCAGGCGATAGGTATGGGTGCTGTCTTCGAAGGTAAGTTCGTGGAGTTCGGGGATCTCAATCGTCGTAGGGGTCATAATCAGGAACCTCCTCTTCGGCTGTTTTCAGCTCTGCGCCGTTCTCCATAAGCAAGGAAACTGCACAATCGCTGAAGCATTCCTCGTGATACTTCTTTCCGTCATACTCGAAATACTCCTCGCCTACCTGAATATCCTCTCCGCAAAACTTACATTGGCCAATCGAGGGCGGTTCGGGAGCATTTGGGCATCCGCTCAAACAAGGAGTGTAGTGGCAAATCTCGCACATCTGTTGATTCCCCCCATTCTATTGATTTCGAACCTTGTGAGATAATCGGTGAGTTCATTCTCGAACAGGATCGGAACATAGCCGCCTCCCTTTCCGTTCACCTCGCACTTTCTAACGGTGTAAGCGTAAATCTTTGCGATTTCATCGGCCGAAAAATTGTAACCGATCTCTCGCTGAACTTTCTGTACGATTCCGTACAGCTTCTCTGCCTGCTGTTCCATACCTTTTCTCCTTTCAGGTTGCTTTGACCTTCTTTGCCGGCTTTTTGCGGAACACCGAAATGTCAATGCAACCGAGCTTCTTGATCTTCTTGTCAAGAGCCTTTTCGGAGGTGATGTTGTATTCAGTTTTTAAGATTTCGAGAATCCTATCGTTGCTGTTCTCCATCGTTTCCTCCCAAGACCATATCGCCAATGATTTTCAACTCGCTCACTATCTTTGACAGTTCTTTCAGGTACTCCAAAGCCTCTTGCAAATGGGGCGCATCCTTTTCGCAGACAACTCCATCTTCGGCAACTTCGATCAGTTTCCTCTTGACCTCGTTGAGCTTCTGCTCATCCAAGATCTTCAGGAGCTTCAATGTTGCTCTTTCGATGTCAACAACCTCGTCGGAAATGCAATGTCTGTGTCCTATCGGGCATTCGTTCAAACAGTAGTAGTTCAACAAATGCGGTGCTTTATAAAGGTCAGCCATAAGGACCGCCTTATCTACTGGCATACATTTCGAAAGGTCGAGTTCTGCATCTGCTACCGACGAGACGGACATTCCAAGCAGCTCTGCTGCTCCCTCTCGACTTCGTAGCCTGTCGTCATATGCTGACGCCTTTTTCCTTGCTTCGAACCAAGGATTTCCTGCGGCTTTTGTAGCATCACGACCCATTTTCTTTGCCCTCCTTTTGCGGTATAATAATACCAGAAGGTCAGCAAGAGGACACCAATCGGCAACCTCGTGAGAAAAATAAAATTCCTTATTGTTCATTCGGGGTTGCCAATCGGTAACTGCCCGTCAAATAAAAAGTCGTTCATCTCAGCGAGCGACCATCCAAGCAGTTTTGCGACCTTTACCTTTTCGGTGTCGGCGAACTTCGTTTCACCCCTCTCCTTAGCGGAGTACGATGCTGTGGATATGCCGAGTTCGTTAGCCATAAACTGCTGTGTGTATCCAAGCCTTGCACGGGCTCCTCTGATTTCAAGCGGTTTCATTCTGTTCACCTCATTTCTGTGTGTATTTTGACAGTGGAATTTACCATCGTGTATATTATACATTACCAATCGGTAAATGTCAATAGGTTTTCCGAAAATTTTTTCAGAAATCCTTGAAAAATTACGGATTTTATAGTATAATGTATCAAACGGTAATTAACAAACTACCTTTCGGTAAAGGAGATATACTATGGACTACTCATTCTTCAGAGAAAATCTACGCAATCTCATAAACGTAAGAGGCATTACCATCAAGGCTTTTGCAGCAGAGATTGATGCGAGCGCGGCAACGATCTCTCGCTATCTTTCGGGAGACAGAACTCCCGACCTACCCTATGTTGTCAAAATCGCCGACTATTTCAGCGTTTCTATCGACTGGCTTCTCGGCATCAATGGCGACAAATTCGACGTTATGCCAAAAGAGGTACAAGAACAAATGGTACATAGTTTACCAGGATTAGAAAAT